AATATTTGGTGCAGGGTCAATTTATGTTAGTGTACCAACTGGACAAGCACAATACTTATTTGTAAATAATGTAGCAATAGGTAATCAGTCAGGAGATGCAACTAATTATATTATCTACACTGAAAGTGATAGGGATTTATTCTTATCACCAGCTGGTACAGGAAAAGTTAAGTTTGGTACATACACTGCTTCAACTATTACACATACTGGATATATTAAAATGAAAGATGCTGGTGGAACTGAAAGATTAGTAATGATTGGGGAGGTCTAAACATGAACGCAGATAAGATCAAAGAACTTAAGAGGAAGAACGGCAATAAATACATTAAGAATAATGATTTACTTTGGTACATTGTATCTCGCCTTGACGACTTGGAAAAAGAATCCAGCAAGGATAGAGAAGAATTAGCTCAAGTAAAAACAAGTATAAAAATATTCTGGATACTGCTACCAGTAGGATTAACAATAGCAGGATATGTAGGAAGCGTGATATAAAATGGCAATAGATGGTTATTCAACAGACAAAAGAAGAATACAAGATGATGATGGGGATATAGCAGAAATTAATCCCGATGGAAATACTTGGGCTGGAAAAGCAGTTCATTTAAGAATAAATCTTGATGTAGAATATTTAGTATGTCATGAATTTATAACAGTTGCAGCAGGAAGTACAGTAACTTTCTCAATTATGACTAATGGTAAATTCCCACATGGTGAAATTAGAATAGCTAGTAATGCAGAATTTAGTTATAATATTGACTTAAGTTCAGCTACATCAACACCAAGTCCAGCAACTCAAATATACCCATTTAATTTAAATCGTGGGGATAATAAAAATAGAGCAGTAGCAACTTTTTATCATAGTGATGTAAGTGGACTTACTAGTAAAACTATAGAATGTGGCCATGTAGGTGCGGCAGATAAATTTGAATCCATAGCTTCAAGTGACCAAAGTAATTATTGGACACTAGATTCAGGTAGAATTTATCATATTAGAGTAACTAATGAAGATGATGCTGCATCATATATAGTAGTAAAATATAGATGGCATGAACATGATGCAATTGAGGGAACTGGTTCAGGTGAAGACGAACACGAATATGATTATGAACCTATCTAGGTAATTCTAACCGGGGAATAGTGGTAAGTTTTCTACCTCTCTTACCATCATTCTCTATTATTTTAATATACTTTCAATATATACAAGTGCAAATATAAGTATTAAAATAATTGCTACCACAGTATAAAGTCCTATGCAGTTAGTTTTCGCTGCTAATGTTATTGCTGTTTCACTATACATGATTACCACTCACTTAGGGTCACGAGACGACGTTGTTGTATTATACGCTTGTCTTTAATACAAGCTCGAATTAAGTTGAGCTGTATGTAGACCGTATACGCTATTAAATCAAAGGTTTTGTATTCTAGTAGTGCAAAGAAGCCATTACGCCAAATCCACTTCATATGCCACAAAGCCATTAATTTTGAATCACCTCTATTTTTTAATCCAACAAGGGACCAAACCATTTTATGGGAACCCTCTGCAATATCTACTTCTTTTATATTGTGGTCTACTTTTATAGGAAACATTAATTGTACATATCCCTTTTCTTGTATTGTCTTGGCTAGTAAAGAATCTTCAGTTGAATGCAATGTGTTCATATATGCTTCTCTTTCTTTTGTCATAGTTGTTGCGGATTTTAACAATAAAGAACATGCTGTTGGTGCATTAGATTTTGCTACAATATGCTTTGTGCCACTTTTTCTTCTTTGGTATACATCGTATCCTGCCCACCAATGTGCAATAAGTGGAACTGTGTCAACCATTGTACCTTGAATCTGAGCAACAGGTTTAGCTTTTTTTGGCCACTCTTTAAGCTGCTCGAATAGACTTTTTATATAATCTTTTGGTAACATAATATCTGAGTCTAACCAAAATATTGTTGGATACTTTGCATATTTTATACCTGTCATTCTTGCTGCGCCAAGTGGTCTATCTTCGTTTACTATAATGCCAGAAATTTTATTGTGACTATTTTGAAATTCTCTAACAATTTTTTCAGTATTATCTGTACTACTTTTATCAACAATTACTATTTCTAATGCTATACCTTTTGGAAATGCATCTGGAATATGACTAAGGCATTCTTCTAATGTACATTCGGCATTCCAAGTTGGTATTATGATGCTGCATCCTTTTTTAAATTCTGTTATTAAGCGCATTTAATTTCCCCACTAATCTTTTTTCTCTATGTTTAATGCTAAATATTTTAAGGTTATTTCTATTTTCAAATATTTCATCCATGCCATTTCCTATAGTAAAATGTACTTTACACCCACAAGATAGAGCTTCAAGTAATGTTAAGCAGAATGATTCATATTTTGAAAGTTGGAAGTACCAGTCTGCATTATTATAAAAGCGCACCAGTTCTTGTTGAGTTGCTTGATGGTATAGATGCAAATTTGATGGCTTATTTTTAATTTGATTACTGATCTCACTACTTATTCCAACCACGGAAAATTCTGAATCAGGCATATCTCTTGCATAGGCTATAAATTTGTCAATTCCTTTTAAGTAAAATCTATCCCAGGAATCTATAATTCCAACTGTTAGCATTTTTGATTTAGTATTAAATTTTCTAACATTGTGGTCACAAAATTGTGTTAAGTCTATGCCGTTATAAATTAAATCCCAAGAATATTTGTGTACTCCTAATTCTATAGCCGCTTCTAATGTAAATTTTGATACCGCAAATACCCTTGTTGAATTTTTGATAGCAGATTTGACCATGAGTTTAAAGATTTTATGTTTCTTTAAAACATCACTCTGTACTCCATATCCACCTGCTACAAGTACAATTTTTCTCTTATACAGTTTATTTATAAGGCCAATTATATATGCAGGGTATGATATAAACCATATATAAACTATATCGCACTTTTTTATTTTCTTAAATAACTGCAAAGTTTTCCTTGGTGTGTAATGAAAGTCTTCTACGTCATAATGCTTTCGTAGAATCTTCAAATCGTTTTCTATAAATGTTGCTTCTCTTTTATGATGTACAAATAATATTTTCATTTTCTGTCCTCCGCTATACTCATAAATGGGTAATAAGGTTTTCCAAATTTTAATTTATTTGCATTATATATTTGAAGTTTAATTATACCGTGCAATTTTATTGCATGTTCAATTGTGGTAATTGTATAATCTACACACTTATCCCAATTATTTTTATCCATTTTTGGTACTACTAATGATGGTAAATTATAACCATCAGCAATAACTCCTTTATATTTATGACTATATGCAATGGCCACAACTGGAACTCCTCTAGTAAGACTACTAATGGCCCCATGCATACGGAAAGAAACATTTAAATAACTGTGAGCTAATATATTTCTTACACTGCTTGGTGTTGCATTTTCTGTATCTAATGGTGTAGACATATGTTTTTCGTTTTTAACCACATCTTTTGCTAATTGTATATCATAATTATATATACTATGTGGTAAAACTATAACGTCTTTTCCAGTTAACTCATGCAGTTTCCTTGAAAATCGCTTTACTCCATTTATATATTTATCATATGTAGTTGCGTAGCGTTCCCACAAGGTTGAAATTATAACTGTGCAGTACGTTTTACTTAAACCTTCTTTTATATCATAATTTAATTCGTTTTGTAATCGTAAAAAGGCCAAGTCTGGAGCATATCTAATATTTTTTGACACACCTATTGCCTGGCATCTTTTCATACTATCTCCATCTCTGCACCAAATTTCTGCCATATTATTAAAGACATACTTTATAAATGGTTTAAGTAGAAATGGAAATTCCCCAACTGTATTACTAACTACACGAACTCTCTTTCCACATTTGTTAAGTGCATTGATCGTTACAAGGTTACTTATCCAAGACTTATATTTCCATTTATTTGTTAGATAATCTCCACCTAATATTACAACATGCCTACAGTCAGCAAATGTCTTTCCCAAATTAGAATCTTGTGGATTAACAAGTCTTTTAAAGAACTCTATTAATGAATCTTTTATACTTCTATATTCAATATCTGTTACTCCAGTTTCAGCTTCTATTACATCTTGTGCGGAATGCTCTTCAATGAAAACAAATTTCGCATCACTATCTATTCCTTTCATATATGAAATAAAATTACAAGACAGCATTAGATTTCCAAAGTTCTTAATATCTGCTACTTTAAGAAGACCAATTTTGTTAGAATCTACAGGAATATAATTATAAAAAGGTGTTTGACAATGTAGGTTATAAGATATTTTATCAAACCATTTATTTCCTTTGATTGTATTTAATTCCACTATACTTGTACCGTAAGTATTTTTAAATACAGGGTGTACTCCCCAAGCGTCACCTAATGTAATGTCACTGTCATTTCTATCCTTGGTGCAATACTTACATATGGAATTTACATTGCGCTGTTTAATATAATCTTTAATAAGCTTTGGCTTAAAAAATATACCACTATATCCAAATCCAGCACCTGTCCATCCATTTACTTTGCTTCTGAATATAATATCTTTAACTGGTGCTGCTAATGTATTAATGTAATCTTGAAATACTTTTGTTTTTATTACCCCATGACAACGAAGTGAAACGTAGGTAACAAAATTATCATCTAAATTTCTATTCTTTAAATATTGCTTTAATCCTGTTACCTGACATGGAAGACCAACGAAAAGTATATTATGGTCCATTTCTTCTGCTATATCATATGCTATAAGTCTATACATTTGAACTGGATTTGCCCACAAGTACTTTGACCCACGCATTTTTTTAACATCTTCTAATTTGTCAGCCATCATAAACTTTGGTGTGAGTCCTTCCATTGTAACTCCACATACCAAGCCACCAATTTTAATACAGCGCTTAGCCAACTCATAAAATATTCCACCTGATGAGGCTTCTTTTAATGCTTCTCTATCTTTAGTCCACGCAATAAATTTCATTCGACATCTCCATTTTCTTTAATTTTTGTATCTTCATATGGAGCTACCCATCTACGGTAAATCTCCAACTTAGCCATTTCCAATTCACCAAGAAATTCTTTTGCCCTCTTGTAGGACATTCCATGCTTCATTTGTGTTAGGAATAGTTTGGCAAGGAAATAATTTAATCTTCCATCTGGTCTTATGTAGGCCCATGAGTCCCAAACTATCTTATCTAATATAGGTCTATTTAGTTTAGTTATGTATGGCATTACAATGCACCATCATATTTTATTTGCAAGTAAAATGCAAAGTCGTCTGTAGTTTTAAATATTAAAGTTGAAAAGTATTTAACCCATGGATGGTAACTAAATTTGTTCGTTATTACGTAGACTGGTATCTTTAATACATATGCGGCGAAGAAGATTTCCATTGGAGTACCTATACTTTCTTTATCCATGAATACAAGGAGACCATCAGATTTTCGTATCATCTCTAAATCCCCTTCAACTATCTTTGTACACATCTTTGGTGTATTCCTTGTCTTAAAGTAATCTTCTTGCTCTTGGCTGTGGTCCTTGAGTTTATCTAATGCTTGTATATCGTTTCTATCATTGTCATAAAATGGGTTGGCAATGTTAACTTTTCCTGCAAATATTCTTTCAATCATTAATTCCCATTCTCTTACTGCTTTTCTGGAATAGAAATTATGCGCAATATAATATGTTTTCATTCATTTCACCTTTTTCCAAATAATATAATATCTGTGTATTAACTATAAACATTAGTACTAACTGTACACTGTTTGTAATCATTGAGAATGTTAATCCGCTAATGTAACAAGCGGCGATAGTTATCTCTATACATACAAATACTACAAAGTTTCTCTGTAAGCTTATTCCTGCTGCTGTTTTTTTCTTCCACAAATGCCATATCTGGGGTACTATACTATATGTAAACCCCAAAGCGGCAACTGTGAACATTACATCTATTAAATCCATTTGTTCACCTAATGTGCTTTACTCCATGTGTCACCAATTTTTAAATCTATTTCTAATGGGACGTTAAACATATCTCTTTGTTTTAACATTGCATCGGTAACTACTTTTACTGCTTCCTCTTCTTTATCTTTTGGAACTGATACTAGAACCTCATCATGTACAGTGAGAATTATTCTCCCACCTATATTTTTTAATCCTTGGTACATATCTATCATTGCTAATTTTATTAGATCAGCTCCGGAACCTTGAATGATTGCATTAACCATACTTCTTAATTCCGCACTTTTTTGAAATGGTTCTTTGTCATAGAATGCATCTGTTAAATGTCTCTTCCTACCAAAGATAGTTTCAGTGTATCCCTTTACCAGTGCTAACTCTTTAGTGTTGTCAATGAAATCTTTTAATGTACTATAATTTTCCCAGAACTTATCGTGAAACTCTGCTGCTCTTGATGGGCGAACATCTAACTGTTTTGCTAATGTTTTATAGTACATACCATATAATAATCCGAAATTAATTGTCTTAGCCTCTTGTCTGGTACTGTCACAAGCATCTGCTGTCAACTGATGTATATCTGTATTAGTATTATATGCTGCTACCATATTTTCATCCTCGGATACATGTGCTGCAAGTCTTAATTCAATTTGAGAATAATCTGCACCTATTAATATATGTCCTTCATCGGCTATAATAGCTGCCCGTATATCAAACTCATCTGTAGCACGAGGAATATTCTGCATGTTTGGATTACTACTTGAGAATCTCCCGCTTGTTGTTCCTGATTGTCTGAACTTTGCATATATTTTATTACCATTAAGTGGAGTAAGTGCTGGAACGAATGTTGATAAGATTTTATTATACTTTCTATAATTAAGAAGGTATTTAATTTCCTTACAGGAATCTGCATGAAACTCAAAGAACTCTTTATCTACACATGGCGATCTAGTTTTCTTACTATACTTCAGTGGCTTAAGTCTCTTCTTATCTACGAAGTACTCACGAAGCTGTTTAGGGCTGTTTAAATTAACGTTAGGCATTACATATTCAATCCATTCAAGTGCGTTAGAGACTTGCTTCTGACACTCCTCACGTATCCATCCAACTTGAACCCTATCTATAGTTATACCATTAATCTGCATATCTGCTACTACCATCAAGAGAGGTTGCTCTATCATGTGGTAAATATAGTTAAGGCCATCGTCTTTTAATAGCATGGGATATAATGTTTTGAATAGTTTTAATGTATATTCTGCATCTTCACTTGCATATGATTGTGCCACATTTTCTTCCACGTCTGCAAATGTAATTTTCTTTTTCCCAGTACCACAGATTTCCTTAAACGATTTCATTTTGTGGTCACAATATCTAAGGGCCAATGGTTTTAATCCTTGCTGGGAATTTTCGTCTAACAAATGTGCAATTATCATTGTGTCTTGTATGATAGGAGATATAACTGGCATCCCAAACTGTTTAAATACATCTGCGTCAAATGTATAGTTGTGGAATACCAGTTGATCTTTTGACAGAATAGTCTTTAATAACTTTTGAACATCATGTAGTTCCATATTTTTAAATTTATTATGTCTTACTGGGGCATAATAGCTAATAATTTTATTATTTTTTTCATAAGCGAAGGAAAATCCTACAAGGGTCTTGTCTACCAACCCAAGTGTTTCTGTATCTACCGCTACTATTAATGCTTTTTCTATTTCGAGTAGTATATTTTTATTGCATTTTTTTAGTATCATTTACTCACCTATTTAGTATTAGGGTTTCACAAACCACCAGTCTGCTTCTTTAGTATGTAGTATTAATCTAGAATCTCTATTTACAAAATTTAATACTGCATGAATTACTTCTACAAAATTCCCACAAAAATCATGACCTGCAAGAACTCCACCTGATTTAAGTTTATTATAATATTGTTCTATATCATTAAGACAATAACCATAATCATGATTTCCATCAATATAAATAAAATCAATGCCATATGGTACATCTTTTAATGCATTTGCTGACTCTTTTATAATGAACTTTACTGGGTATTTCTTAAGTCTATTCATAGCAACTTTTAACAAAGGTTGAAAATTATGTGTGTATGCTACTTCTTGATTATTTTCTGTATACTCACCATAAGGATCAATGCAATATATTATTTTTACATTAAGATTATTACATATACTTCTTGCGTTAGAGCCTCTTTGTGTACCGATTTCAATTACATTAAGTGGCGTTCCACCAAATAGTTCTTTAACAAACTTTGTGCTAGCGCGTACTTCTTCATATAACTTTAGTGCGGCTAAATACTTTTGAGAAACTTTTGTTATAAATTTAAATAAGTTCTGATTAAACATTGCTTTCATTTTTTTCTTGCTCCTTTTATTTTTCCTTTAATAATACGTTTAATAATTAATGTTATTTTTCTTCTTGAGATAGGTGGCATTAAACCTATTTTATCATAATCTTTATAATTTATCACTGAACCACCTACTATATATATTTTTAAGGTTGTTACCTTCTTCATTTACTTGGTATACTACAAAGCCAACCTCTCCCTTATGATTAACGAAGTAGTGAATCTGTAGTGGTAAATCTGTATACTTTATCCAGAGTTTTAAGTTACTCATTTCATGGTCTCCTTTGAATAGTAACATGAAAACATTCCCAATCACCCTGTAATATTTGGAAGTAATAGTGATTTGGATTTTCTAATAGTTTTTTTAACATATATTTTGATATGTATATTGTTTTTTTGCTTATCATTTTTATCTCCTTTAACCTGGGCAGCAGTTTGATTTTTTATAGAGAACAAACGCTCGCGCCTCAAACAAACTCTATACCGGTCGTGAGGAATCGAACCTCAACCTTCAAGCTCCTTTGCTGACCAGTAGTTCGAACAACTTTTTGTTACTTCTTCTCACGTTGTAGACTTAGTACGTAAACCGCCTAAGGCAACATGAGGGTACATATTGTCTCTTTTCGATGCTAGCAGAGTGACTGCATCTAGCGTTTAATTACGGTAGTCGCTTATCTACCAACAAGGAGCAGGGAGTTGAACCCTGGCACGCTTGACCGTTAAACAAGGTGGTAACCAATCTCCTCGATGAAAGAAATACGATAGGGGATTTCCCTATGCTTTGGCAAGTGCTAACTCAAAATTATACCAATCATAACCGCTGTTGGTTTTGACTTTGCTAATAAACTTAATTCTAACAATGTCTCCCTCTTCAGCAATTAGATCAGGAACAGAGTTACCATGTCCCATCAAATCTACAAGTCCTGTTTTACCTAAGATCAAGACAGGTTTTTTTGCTCCCTTAACACGGAGAGTATATATTTTTTTGTAGATTTTACTTGCTTTAATCGAATCTATAACTCCTTCGATTGTTTCGCCTTCATTTACCTGATAAGTTGTTTCAGGATTTTTCTTTCCGATCGGGCCGAAATTACAAAAGAGAACTTCTTCATCCTCTTTGTCGGCGCTTTGATTTACAAATTTTGCCATTATTTTTACGTCCTTAATTAGTGTCCATTTTTAATTTATAGAGCCATGCTTTTCTATAGGTACTTAGTATAGACTTACTAAGCTGCACAGATTCCGCCAAGAGGGGCATATCTGCTTGTTCCGCATTCTCTTTGAGGTCAGAAAAAATTTGTTCGAAATCTTTAAAGCCATCTTTAATATTTTTTTCAATAGTCTTAACAGAGGTTTTCCCCTGAGCTTTAGCGTTTCCCTTTGCCATTATCCAATCACCTTAGCAATTTCTTCTTCATTCATTTCTTCTACTTCTGGGTGCTTTGAGAGTTCTTTCTTTAACTCTTGATCGCATTCTTCAAAGCTTGCTGCCTCTGTTACAGCTATTCGCATTGTTTTATATGGTGCTATTGATAGCACAATTTCTTTACTATATTTTGTCATTTTATTTCTCTCTTATTTTGCAACCTAATTTTTTTTCGGCTTCTTGTATGGTCATAGAGCATTGTCTATACAAAATAGTACCTCTCTCTGTATGTAATATAATAAGGTATTGATATTTTGAATCACTAGCTTGAAAAACGTCATGGCCATTATAATTTTCTTTAATAGCTTTAAACGTCTCCCATCCAGTGCCATTCCATTTTGAGTCTCCATTATATACTATTTGAATTGACATTATTCCACCATAAAATATTTACCCATTGTTTGTAAGAGATGGTCATAATCTCCACTCATGGCTTCCTTGCTGATTACGTCCCAGTCAAGACCATTTGCTTTTGCTACTCGTGCTGCTTTACCGAGAATCATAAATGCATTCCCGTCTACTCCACTTAGTTTTAATATAGGTTTCATTTTATTTACTTCCATTTATTTTTCCTTTAATCATTATCTCAAGGATAATCCAATAGTTTATTTCATCTCCTATCTTTTCTTCAAGGAGTTCAAGCGATGGTAAATAACCATTCTTAATACCATTTATAATATCTTCAATAGATACAGTGTGTTTTACTTTCATTCCTAATAGTGCTTCTTCAGGAGTTGTGTTACGTAATACCGCTGCTCTATTAAAGTTATGTAGTCTATCTGCGTCAGGAGAATATTCTTTCCCCTTTTTACTTAATATGTTTATTATTTTATTTAGTCTTTGATTCAAATATTTTTCAAACGTTTCATTATCCATTCTGTTCGTCCTCGTTATTATATGGGCTACTTAGCCTTTATATAGTCTTCTGTTATCATAGGCCAGTCGGCACTGAACATATAGAAGTGCTTACTCAATATATCTATACTTAATAATATATTATGTTTAATACCATATATTATAGCCATATTTACATTAACTAAATTACCACTACCACAATAGGCACATCTAAATACATAGTGATCTTTTTTTCGTGACTTATACAATGGCTTACCACATAGTAAGTTCTCATATGTTTCATCATACATTTCAACTGGCGGTCGTTTAAATGTTCTTCTTGAGTCATATAATGTTCTTGCTTCATTGCTGTACTGTCCACATCTTTTGCAGTATAATTTATCTCCATACATTTCATATCACCTAATAGTATATTACTAACAGAGTCATTACAATTCCTAACATTGTTAGTCCAATTATTCCTAATGCTGCGTCTCTTTCCATTTTATTCACCATTTACAAAATACTTATTCTGCAAGTCTTCAAATATTGCCGGCATTCTATAGTGCAGTTTACAAAGTAGCCTTTGTGCAAATTCCCTTATCTCCGGTGTATTGTTTGAAGTAATACGTTGTTGAATTATATGTCTCCATTCCCTTGCGTTGGCGGTGATATACATATCTGTCAGACATGCATTTGGTAGGACTTCTCTTGCAATGTAATGTGGAACACCAGTATCTATAAGATGTTTGTATAATTTATTAATTGTACCCATCACTTTATCATATACAAGTTTATTAAATGCATCATTACCATAAGTCTCTAAGTCTTTATAAGAGAAATCTAAGTGCTTAACATAATGCTGAGACTTTACACTATATGATACAAGCCGATGCCTCGTGAGCTGCGCTAAAAACGATCGTGAGACGTCCTTTGCATATATTGATATACAAATATGTTCAAGAACTGACTCATGGCCAAGCTTTACTAGTTTTTTAGTAAACCTTTCCATATCACTTTGTGTCTTGTCTTTTAATTTACCAGCATCTCTCTGCCCGTAGCAATTTCTACCTGCAGTATAGACCATTCTCCAATAGTCTTCCGGATAATGTTCAACTGTTATATTCATTTTTTCACCCTGTAAAGTAAATCCACGTCACTTCTATAAAATTTAGATACACCTGTTTCAAATATAAAGGTAAAAGAGGTACTATTTTGTATGTCTTCACATGTTACACTAAAGCTTTCTCTCCAGCGATCAGTGAAAGACTCTAAATCCATCACCCATGCTCTTTGTTGTAGGAATCTTACTTTATTCTTCAAGCGTAATATTTCTGTATTAATACTTCTTTCTGTTTCCATTAGTACCGCCCCTTTTTTCCCTTGGCGAATCTTGCTTTGTTTATCCTGCTGCGTTCAATTCTTTTTCGTATTTTGATTTCTGTTTCTACCTGCTTAACATTTTCTAACTGTTCTTTATCCATTTTATATCTCCTAAAACTTCTTCCATCCTTTTCTATGTTTAACTATTTTGCTACCGGATAGATTTAATACATTCTTACTAGCAAAACTTTCCATAATATCTTTCATTGCTATTATTGTAAGGCCTGTTCTTATATATAAAAGCTTGTGCCCTCCTCTTCTATTAAGTAGACTTGGAACTGCTTCATATACTTTTATTTCGCCTGCCTTATAATCAGCTTCAGCGCGTCTAATAAAGTTTCCTGCTTTCCAATATACAATTAATCGTTCCATTATTCTTTCGCCTCATAATATATATAGGGTTTAAATCTTTTTTTATTCGGCCAACAGTTCCAACAAGTGGGGTGCAAAATATCATTAGCCCCATGTTTGCAAGTGGCACAATCTTTTCTTTTAAATAGTTTCATTTTTATCTCCTAATATTTATCTTCCTGCCTTTTGATATTTGTTTTGTTTTTCTGTTCGAATCTATAAACTAATTCGTTGGCACTCATACCACTTGTTAATGTTAAGTTGATTACAAAATGCCATAGATCAATTATTTCTTCCTTGTAATGTTCCATACTAACTGGTTTTCCTTTCTTCCAAGGCTTCCAATTTAGTTCTTCTAATGCCTCACAAGCCTCTGTTATTATACCAATAAATGTAAGTCTAATAAACTCCATAGCAGTTATATCCATTCCTATCTTTCTTTGTAATTCCTCTTGTAGGGTGAATAATCTTTTAATACCGGGATTTGTTTCAGATGTCAGGATTTTTTCAAACTCTACCCTTAACTTCGGATAATACTTTTCTTCCACACATGGGGTAGTAGTAATATCATCAGGTCCACAATATTCATGTTCATATTCCTCATAGTCTGCTACCGCATCTACTATCTGTTCGATTTGTTTATTTGTTAATTTCATTTTGTCATCGCCGTTCCTACATCTCTTAAAACTTTGAGACCACTTTCTATACTTACCACTGATATATGATGGCCTGTAATATTACCAAAGCAATTGAAATCAGGGCAAATAAGGATTACTTTTTCTTTTGCTAAGCCATATTCCTCTAAGTCTTTAATAGTACCTTTACACATCGAACAATTATTTGTAATCCAAATGCCTTCTACTTTTCTGAATAAGTTCTTTAGTTTCCTCATTGTGTTAACCTCTTTGGTTCATATCTCATTCCTTTACGTACTCCAAGGCGTCTCAATTCAAGGCGTACTATAAAGTGTTCGTCTTTAAAATTTCTGCGTCTGTGCTCTCCTAAATTACTATTTCCAACTTCAATAAAAGCTGGACTCATTTCTTCGTTATACATTTTACTTTGCCTCCTGCTTCTATAAATTCTTCATCTGATATACCATAATGGTCTAATATATATTGAATACCACTTTCTTTTATTCGATCTGACCAAACCATTGAGCCTGGTGCTTCATTTTTTACTCTTCTTTTAAGTAGTTCAATATTTCTAAAGTTATCTCCAATAATATCAAACAAACAACTCATGGTATTATTAAACTCTTGTTCTAATACTACATGCATAACTTCATGCATTATTGAATCTCCTATTAGTTCTATAACTTCGTCCGGTGTTAAATCAGTGTCGGGTGAAAGGCCTATAGATATGAAAGTTCTACCATTAGTATTACTTCCGCGACTTCTTACTCTCCAGTCAACGTCCATCTACATACCACCATCCGGATGGTAATAATTAAGTAGTATTTCATCTTGTAATGTTTTGTCTTCTTTTTTCATCAATTTTAAGTACTCTTTAGTAGTCATTTTTTACCTCTTTTCATATTTACGTCGATTGCCGATAGGATTCTGATCATTTTACGTCAATTGCCTATAGGTTCCGTTGATCTTATCGGCTAATGATAAAACGTAAAACTTCCCATTCTTATCTTACAACCAACAAAATGGGCGGTACGTTTTATCATTATCATAATATTGTATAAGTAATATATGGGCCCTTCCTTCTTGCTTAAAATATCGCGATAACGATGAAAGGACCTATCGGCGATTGACGATAATTACTTAGTCTCCTCTACGGCAATTGCATACTTTTTGTTTAGTTCATCGAATAGAGTTTGTGCATACTCTGATGCAGTAAAGGGGTCTTCATCATAAATTTTAACACTAATGTTAACTCCCTTGCTGGTTTTTTTGATCTCCACTGAGCTTGTACCTGCCTCATCTATTTTTTTAACTTCCATTTGTTCCATGATTATGCCTCAATAGGTGTAAATACTTTTGTGCCCTTTCTTACCGCAATCCATTCTCTTAAAGTCAAATCATACACATTACTAATTTCAACAGGCTCACTCCATCTATTACCATCTATGACATTAATTAATCCACAAAATCCTTCAGAAACTTGTGCTAAAAGATATATAACACCTTTGCGGTCATAGTGTTGGCCTATCATATGTTTTATTTCAACTTTTCTAAGCGTAAAAAATGGAAAGGATTGATAACTATCAACAAAATTAATTCCTCTCTCATGAATATCTCGTATGACATATTTATTACCAACGGCTTTATCCATTTCTATTGACCAAGAATTACGCCAACCATGTGCATGGCTTTTAACTTTAGACATAACTTCTACTGTATCTCCAATTTTAAATCCAGCGAGTTTTTGTTGATTTATATAAAATTCTTTAGCTTCTTCTTCATATTTGTCTTCATATTGCTCTTTATTCATTTTTATATCTCCATTTTAATTAAGATAGAATGCTCTTTTTTCGTATTGTTTATAACTTGGACTTAAACAACAATTAACCAACTGGCCACACTTGTCACATAAGAACAAAGATTTTCTGCCATTTTTATGGTGGAATTTTAATTTACCACCACATTTGACATGTTCAGATTCAAATTCTGCCATTTTTATTCTACCGGACTTAGAGTGGTTTCAATTGTTTTGCCAGTGCTTGGATTAACATCGACTTTTAAAACGTCTATTTCCAAGATCGGTGCTTTGTGGGTGATTTTATATACATCATACCCTTCAGGTCCTTCTGCTTTTTTGATGATGTTTCTTGTGTGTTTTTCGTATTGACGTTTTGACTCACATTCCCTGCAATAAATATACAGTCCGTCTTTTCGGCGGTTGTCTACAGGAAAATTACTGAGACTCAATACTTGTTTACACTTTGTGCATGTTTTTGTAGTAGCCTTTAGGATTACTACGGGCACAATTTTTTCAGTCACTTTTGTTGTCTTCTGCGTCTTTTTTGCGTTATTTACTTTTTTTGTCATTTATTATATCTCCTTATAGATAAAATAGTGAGGGATTGAACCTCTAGACTATTCTTTATTAATCGCTTTTTCTTGTTGCCTGACCATTTGACGTTTTGTCCAGTCTGACACAACTCCAAGACCTTCATTATGCAATTGTTTACTATTATACAATATTCCAGCACGAGTCATTTGGATTTTTGCGCCATCTATAAAACATTCTTTTAAATGGTAATAGCTAATAATGTGATTTAAATCTTCCAAATGGAATACTTCAACTTCTACCCCTTGATGGGATATTTTCATACAGTGCTTAGTAAATTGAGTTACTCCAAATACTTCCAAATGATATATGTTTCCATATTTATCTAAACATGTAAATATATCAGATTTTGTCGAAGACATTATGCTTTTCCACCTAACTCTCTTGCTTTTTCAGAAACTACAAACACTTTTGCGATTTTAATAAGTTCCTTTTTGTCGGCATCTTCTACTTGACCTACGATTATCATTTTTTATATCTCCTTTAAGATAAAATAACGGAGTATGACCTCCAGATTATTCTTTAATATATTTGATGAGTCCATAAATAGATATAGTAATTGATATAGGTATTAAAAATAACTCCATAAGTGCTTCATTATATAGATTTATATTAATTGCAAAAAATCCACCATTAAAATATGCGGCTAAGAATACAATAAATAATGCTATACTATGACTGACACAACTTCCTATTCCAATTACTATAAATAGATTTTTTTTACAGTGTAGTTTCATTTTTATATCTCCTATTAGATAAAATAATTGGGAATGAACCCAAGATTATTCTTTAACATCAATTAGTATTTGTAATCCACCATTATCTTTCCAATAATAAATAGCAAATTCTACCCCATATTCTAAACAAATAAGGCTTATTTTTTTCGTCTCGCAGCGGGTAAATGAAGTTGCTTCTAAATATATCACATGTGGAGTTGTTGTTGTATTTATATTTACTCCATATATGGCTTCTTCTAATTTTTCGACTATAGTATTAAATTTGTTCATTTATATATCTCCTTATAGATAAAATAATTGGGAATTGAACCCAAGATTATTCTTCACTACTCATATTTTCCAAAAAGTCAATATAATCCATTAGTTGTGTTTGTAACCAATATTTCTTTGGGATATTATATTCTAATAATTCATGTGCTGGCATTTTTTCTATTTCATTTTGCGAAAATTTTTCATATGGATCGTTTTTAATTATTTTTACATAATCTCCAACACTTTCATCATCATTCCAAAGCCACTCATCAATATAGATAATAACGCAATTGTCCCACTCATCACAACCTTCAATCTTATCATCCATTCGAATGTAGATTTCACTTTTTGTAATATGGTCAATTTTGCCGGTTTGTCCTTTTGATATTATAAAATGGGGAAATGATCTGTCCCAATCTTCAATAAATTTAACTTTTTGGCCTTTTTTATACGCTTTTGTATTCATTTATATATCTCCTTATAGATAAAATAATGGGATTTGACTCCCAGATTATTCTTTAAAATTCTTCTAATTTTATATATGTTTCATGAATAATATCTCTTAATGACTCATATAATTCCATGGAAATAAATCCATTTTGAATTGCCATTTGGTTTTTATTATCAAAAAAGCATATAATTTTCATTGTTTCTAATTTATCCATTTTTATATCTCCATTTATATATTTAAAGTTGTATTCACCATGACGTGTTAATACAACTATTCTGTCTTATTTATTATTTGAGATATATTATATTTGTTGTTTTGTCAATTTGACGTAGTAACTATTATAAGAATAAAATTACTATAAACTAAATTTCATTGTATTTGGATTTTTGAATAATAAAGTATTAAAGTATTATTGAAATTCCGTATTTCTTCATTCCAAGTTATTTTGGAAACACTTTTGCGGATTGACATAAAGTCAATATAGTAGAGTTAACTTCTCATATAGTTTCCGTTATTTGCTACTACAATATATACATTGTCATTCGTACTATATATAGTTGTCTATTATAATCAACACTTTGACATTATGTCAGTTTTACTAAGTATTATAAGTATATATCTTATATAAGATATTATTGATTTAAACAATATTTAGGATCAATATAAGAGACTTTAATTAGTTGTTAATAATAATACTTAAGTTAAATTATCTTGCTTTAGATCTTTTTAAAATAAACTTTAAATAAAAATAAGAAAAAAAAAAAAAAAATTAAGTTTCACTTTTTAATAAATTAATTAAATACTTAATTTCTTCAATATTTAATTCATTTACTATAGTGTCAAAATTCCCATATATTAGTTTTTTATTCATACTATTATATTAGTATACATTATATATAAAGGTTTTTAGATATTCCCACATTTCGACACTATGACATATTGCCCTTTCCCCCTTGATGGTATCACATATGGGCCCTATCACATACTGACCCTGCCACATACCGACACAGTAACACATAGGCACTACTACACCATGACATATACACACACTGACATAGTAACATATGAGTATACATTCATATAAGTATTATCACACTATGCCCCTCTCACATACTGACATAACAACACATCGTTACTTGGCGATATTATTATTCACAATTCATTTAAAAATCATTTAGAGTCAATATGAGATAAGTAACATATACCCTTATTGTTAATATTAATAAAAATACTTTTTGCTTCTCGGACTAAAGTATATATAGTTATTAGTAAAAGTTTATATACAAAAACAAAGTGAAATTCCCCATTCTATTTATTACATTATTATATATTAGTATAATTATATAATACATACTATACCACAATAATATAATATGGTATTAATATAATAATATAATATATAATATAGATGATATAATAATACATATAATATATAATACTATTAATATATAATACATAATATAATATAATGGGGAATAGTCGTGCGGGAGATGAGTGTAACACATGAGTACATATTCATATGTCAGGTAATATATATCTATTATTATATTAGCATCGAAATAAAACCCGCAGGAAATAAAGTAATCATCGGGTAACTGCAGAATTATTACTGTAAAGTTATCGTAAACCGTCCTTATATGAAACGGGCTACCACTTTACAGGACGTAAACCCTTTATATAGTGGGCGTAAAGTACCGGGCTTCCTGTAAAATTTTTTCTGTAAAAAAAAATAATGGGGTTTTAGGACCCACCAAGGGGGATTTTCCCCGTTCACGACCAAAGGCCATCATTGTCAATATAGCTCCACATGAAACCATATCCCTTGCACTGTTCGTTGGCGCAGAACCATTCTCCGTCTAAAGCTTTGGGCATTCCTACCGGTGCATTGCTTGTCATGAATCTTCCGCAGTGGGGGCATTTCATACTCCCACCTATATTATAAGTCCTGCTATTACATCAATAGCAATAATAGTTATCACAACACTCAGCACCACTATCAACACCGCCTGGTATATTAATAAATCATCACTGCTCATTTCAACACCGGAATCTTAACTAGTATTACTTCACTACACCGTTTGCATGTATAGGTTTTCCAGCCTACGCGTGTATACAAATCTGGTGCACCTACTTTATGTCTTTGTAGTAGCCAGCAAATTAGTCTCATGCTTTTCCCCGTTTACGACTGCTCTTCCTTGGCGAGATAGTCTTCCCATATGGTAGCAATGGAATTAAGTAATTCTTTCCAATAGGCATCTGATACTTCAAAGTCCATTACCATTATTGTTTTATTAGCGTGCAATTCCCCATTGATCTTTGCTCCAAAGGTTAGAGCATTGCACTCTTTTCCATCTTCAATTACTACCTCTACTCTTATGAGTTCTACTTCTACATTTCCTACTTTCATGTTTATTTACTCCAAACGATGTCTTCATGTGTGACAGCCCGTAGAATAACATTAATGAGTACAAGAATCATTCCTTGTATCTCTAGGCTTGTGACGTACCCATATTGAGTCTGTATGATTATCACGGCTAATGCTATTAGATTAACCCAGATCATTTTACTTGCATACCAGTTTTTCATTCTTGCACCGCCTCTGTATCTTTCTTGACCTCTTTTGATTTCTCTGCCTCTGCTTTAAAGGTCTCTATTAATTTATATTTTAGCATTGTCAAAAAGTATCCCATCTCAGGATTTACTTGACAATCGTTTATTAGTTTTACTGCGGCGTCTGCTTCTTGCGGTTTTATATCTATTTTTACCATTTTTTATTCCTCTATTAATCTATTATACCATTCTTCTTTCTTGGCGCAATCCCTACAATAGGGTGCTCCCAAGTATCTTATGGAAACATCTTTGCTTCCACATTCAGTGCACTTATTTCTTTTCATTCTCATTATTTGAATAGCATCTTAATTATTCCTTCTTTCTTTTGCTTATTAGATAATATTTTCTTAGGTGCTAGATTTTGTAACTTCTCACCACAGAAAGGACAGAAGTTCATATCACTATAAACTTTTGAAGGGTCACTAGAATAAGTATCATGGGTATCATATCCCACAGCACAACTGAATCTACGTGTGCTAGTATTGTAACTGATTAATCTATTATGTGGTGATATTACTAAATGCTTCTTCATTTTTTCGCAGCAGTAATCATCGTCGTATACTTCATGCACAATGTTTGTAACTTCTTTTACGGTTTCTACTTTATATACTTTCATTTTTATTCCTCCGTTTTTATTATATCAATCCTACATCTTTAAATACTACATAAATAAATATAAATACTGTTATAACTGCTAATACACTAGCAACTTTACCTGCTGTTTCATCATTCATTTTGCATATCTCCTATTTGGATTTCTTGGACATATCTCACAAGTAGAATCATAAACGCATTCACAAATTACATTTTCATTATATTTGCATCTCTTACTCATTTTGCATATCTCCTTGGTAGTGGGTTTTTATTTACTAACTCCCAGTCTGCCACGCCTATTTTCAGTTCATTATAATAGTAGTGCTCATAACAGATATGGCAGAAGAAATGTAATACTCCTTCATCCCACACTTTTATCAGCGCTTCAGCTTGGCACTCTTCACAATTCATAACTCCACCGTATTTAATTCATATAGTACAGTTGTGGTATATGATACAATTATTTTCCCACTCTTGTTAATAAATATATTCTCTTGGAAATCACAACCACCTACTAAATACTTATATGCCATCAATACTTGATTACGCCAAATATCAATGCCGATGTCTACTCTCATTTGATTTTCCCCTCGGCTTGTAGTTTCCTGAAACATGGGACACAGAAGATAGTTCCATCTGGGTGTTCTAGATAGCTCATTAATATTGCTTCTTGTAATAATGGATTATGTACTATAGCTCCACACTCTTTGCATATGAGCATTTTATTATTTTTCATGCGTACCCCATAAAGTAGTCAAGATCATCTTTGCAGTGTTTGCATAAGTGAGTTATTTTATCTTTATTAGGCTTTCTAAAGAATAAGTTAACTACAACTGAACTCACTCTCATTTTCCCGCCACATCGTTCACAGCGCATTTTTCTTTGCCACCTTTTCCTTGATTTTTATAAAGGCTTCAGTCTCTCTTACAATTTGCCCAGTAAGTGAACCCTTCCGCATACAGTAAGGTAAATTGACATCTCTATGTTTCCAGCCACAACCAATGCAGGACCATTTCCTTTGTGCTAGGAAAGTTCCATCAAGGTCGTATAGGCATAAAATATAATGCATGCTTACTCCTCTTTTTGATCTAAATCCACAACAATAATATCAGTACCCGTGTTAAACAGTCCCTTTGCTGCTTTCCTATTTACGCGGGCTTTTTTAATTGTTGGTTTTTTCTTCATTGCATTCGGGCCACACTTTGGACAGTATATTTTTTCATCTATTACAAAGTAGGCATTATATTCTATTTTTTTTCCGCATTTAATACATTTTCCCATTTAGCTCACCTTTATTAATTTTAGATTTGATTTCTTTCTTAATTCATTAATATCTTTTTCTAGCTGTTCACTAAAGTAACCTTTTATACCACCCGGTATATTAATAACTAATTTAGTACCATCTGAATCTAAGCGATACATTCTTACATCTTTGCCACTTTTGGCGTGGAATTTATTAACACTCTGTATTAATCTACGCTCAACCATATCCTCATTCTGTCGGTACAACCAAGCTTGGCTCAATCCAGGATTTTCTTCTAAAATAGTATTTAGTGGGACATAATCTTTTCCACGTAGATATTCAAGTAGTTCTTCTTGTCTTCTTGTTAAAGCTTGCCCAGTTAATATATCACACCAATTTATGATAAATACTGCACAGGCTAAATCATCTCTATTAGCAAGTACAGTTCCATCTGATCTTTTTTCTCTTTGAAACTGATGCAGTGTTGCATTTGCTTTTGTCATATCTAATATTTTAGAAGTCTGTGTCCTCATAATTGGATTATCTATTGGTAAGTAATCTATAAGTTCTTCAGCATAAGGAATATCTACTTTTACTCTTGGCAAATTCCTAACAGCATCACGAAGAGTTTCATTTTTAATTACATCAAGAGTTCCAGTTGCCTCTTTAAATTGGTATACCATAATGGCTCTTGTTAATTCTGAAGAGGGGTCTAGCCTTACTATAGTCCACCTTCGCATTAATTCAATATCAATTGATGCCTTCATACTAGTAACAATCATAATTGGTTTTCCTTCAATTCGCACTTCTTGCAATTTTCTATTAGTATCCAATGATTTTAATGAATTTTTACCACTAGACCTAACTTTAAATGCTTGCTTTGCTAAAACATCTTCTTCAGGGTCTTCTAAGTACATCACTCTGCCATCCCAACTAACACCTTCAATTCCACCTGGATGCCAATAGTTTAATACTTTATCTGTTATACAAGTTGCTTGCTCTAAAGTTTTCCTATCAGTTAGCATTACTTTGCATAACTTAGAAGTAATATTATCTTTACCCAAACCTGTATTGTCAGAAACTAATATATTACCACTAGTTTCTTTTGCATTTATGGTGCATCTCATGGCAATTCTATTAATAAGTACTAATAAAGATTGCTCTTCACCTACTACACCTTCTTTTTGAACTTCTTTTAATAAATTAAATACTAGATCTGGTTTTTTAAGTTCGGCAATTTCTGATGTAGTGAGTTCTCTTCCTATTTCAGCATCTTCTGCAGCTTTAATCTCTTCTGGCTCTTTATATCCATATTTAGCTGCTAGTCTTAAAGTTATTTTGAACTCCTCAGTGTGAGACTTGAAATAACCTGGAACTAACTCATGACATTGAGCAATACCCTCCAAGAGGGCAACTAATGAAATCGCATCTCCACCCACTCCACATCTAAAGCAGTACCATGTGTTTTTCTTCTCATTAATTCTAAAGTTTGCGCCACCTTCACTTCCATGTATTGGATGGCAGCCACACAATTCACCATTTTGTAGGTTAAGGCCCTTAATTTTATCTGCAACTTGTGATATACCAAATATTTTACCAGTGCTACAAGGGTTTATTTCTTTTTCTTCTTTAACAAATGGTTTTATGGCCGCTAACAGTTCAACTTTTGTTATTTTCTTGATGGGTATATCTTTTATAACCTCATACATGCCACCGTTAGGATGAATTGAATTTGGGCCTAACACTTGTGCTCCAGTAAATTGAACTTCTCCATGGTGCACTCCTTTATCGTCATTTAATACAATCTTTTCAGTTAAGTCATTAATTGTATAATACAAATGGGGACTTTTATGTCCAGGAGTTAATACAGTGAAAGTATCTGGTAATAATTTCATTATAATTTCGGCACTCTCAGAATTGTCACAGTCAATCACAGCAAGTTTCCCAAACCCACAGACGACACCGTAAGTTGGATTATCTTTTAAGTGCTTTTGAAATTCTTCTTCATTATATTTATAATTATTAGCCATAGTCCAGTCTGGTTCAGCTGGCCTCTTTTCTCCAGTTTTTATTTTGATAAATCTGAAGGATTTCTTTTTTAATTGTTTTGGTATCATTTTCTCAATCCTAATTTTCTTAATTCCGCTTGTATAATACGGCGTTCGGCAGTAAAATCTTTGTGCCTATGGGGTCCTATATCTGTAGTGCCTAGTGGAATAACATACTTCCCTTTTATAAGTGTCCTTTTTTCTTTCATTATATCTTTCTTTTCTTCTTCCCTATAAAACTGTTGACATTTAGCACAGCGAGTTTTATTAGGGTGTAATAATGTTATATCCTTACAACATTCACTACAATATCTGTAGTCTGACATAGTATCACACTTTTCCAATGTATACTTTATTATTTATCACGCACTTTCCGTTTATGATTATTGGAGTGTAGTATGTGAAACTCCCATCTGGAAATTCATACCAAAACATAAATTGATGCACCCAAGCATTTGGTTTATTATACATATATTGTGGATTTGCATTACATAAACAACCAATACCCACACCACTCTTTGGTAATGTATCTATAGGTGATACAGATGTAAATACTTGATTTGAATGTAAATGGCCACAAAATATATTTTTTCCATAGATTCTAACATTTTTCTCAGCAAAATACTTATTAGTATAGAAACCGTGGATAAAATTAACTTCCCCAATTGTTAATACCTCATTAAATGGAATTAGTTCATAATCTTTTAAATTAAGATTATTTTCAATTTCTACTAATCCCTCTAATTGCGGATTATCATCAATTAAACGTTCAATCCAGTACTCGTGATTTCCTATCATGAAGTATTTTTTACATCTGGCTGATAAAATATTGTCAAACTTATCTAATATTTCAGATTGAAATTTATTATAATCCCTTTTAAGTCTGGCATTTTCAGTAAGACGCAGTTTACCCTTGTTGTGGTGCGAAATACAGTCTAAGTGCATTTGATCCCCGCCAAGTACAAACATGTGGGGCTTAAAGTCTTCTAGAAACTGATACACTATACTCATACTTCTCTTGTCATGATCTGGGGCATGAATATCAAATAGAGCAACTCCTCTTTTAATTGAACCATCAGTGCTTGCTCTTTGTATATCTTTATTCAATTTAACATAGTATCTGGCCAATTGATTTGAAATGTCAGCTTTTCTTGCTAATTCGTCTCTTCCTATTTCAGGATTCTCACTAAATAATTGTTTTATTTTCAGTGGCATTAATTTATTCATGTAAATTCTCCTTATTGGTATGAGGGGTCTTTTTCCTCTTTTTCAGCTTCTATCACTTTGTTGCCCATAAATTGTTGGACCATTTTATTATTTGATTCTACTAAATTATCTTGAGTTCTTTTAAGGGCCATTGCTAATGTTGCAAGGTGTCCTAGCATAAACTCTTGTCTTGCTACTGTATAATTAAATGCAGGCAGCCACCAAGTGAGCATAGCGATAATTTTTTTCTTAACTGACCAAGTTTTAACTTGCCCTAAGAAAACTTTATTCTTGTTCTTCTTCTCCACTAATTTCGGTTTCTGGGTTTTCTCCGTTGGTTTCTGAGTTTTCTCCATTTTTTTCTTGCTCCTTTTTTAATTTTTTCATATCTACTGCAGATGGCTCACCTATAAAGATATTATAAATTGGCCTTGTTAAATGAGAAGTGCTTAATTTGGCTTCCTCAAATTTTTTCAACACATCTGCTTGTGTTTTAACGATTTTAGTATATGTATCCATTGCTGATAGTCTTAATTTGTTATTAGGATCGCTTCTGGCTATGTTATAAGCGTCTTCGGCCAAGTCTTCGATGCTTTGCATTATGCCAGTCTTTTTATTCTTTAATTCAGACGTAGTTAATGAATCTAAATCTTGTTTTAAATCTGCATTCACTGTGGTGTGTGATACTTCCATTCCATAATCATCCCGTAAAATCTTAGTGATGGCCCTGGCCGATAAAGTCCCATGCTTACTAATGATCTCCGCGATAGCCTTATGGCGTAATGTTGAGTTTGACATTATTTTGCTCTCATTACTATATGGGCCACGTAGGCTATATAAAGCTTTCTGTACGTCAATCGACGATAGTGTTATAAGCAATTGACCATACGTTTTATCGTTATCGCGAAAGTGTGAGAGTAAACAAGATGGCCACATACTACTCTTACAATATAACGATAATGATAAAACGTAGGTCTCTTTCTTGGCGTTCATAAGATAAGAAAGTCCCCTTTTGGTGGATTACCACGCGCGATAAACAGCGATAAACGCGATAAAACGTACTTAGATATATAAATATATATATATACCTGCCACCCCTATGTATGATACTATATATGTATTATTATAATATAGGAGAGATGTAATTCTCGGGATAGTGGTGGGTACATACACTATATGGTATAGAGGTAGTTTTGTATGCATAATCTTCAAGTGTTAAAAGTGGAAAGGTCTTTCTTGCCTAAACAGTTAGAAGTGTTAAAAGCAATAAAAGAATATAAATTCACTTTATACAGTGGAGCATTCAGAGCTGGTAAAACATTATTACTAGCAAACATAGCAATTACTACCTGTATAGAAAATCCAGGCTGTATTGGACTGTTAGGTTCATTAACATATCCTCAATTAAATGATGTTGTATTTACAGTCTTTAAACAAGAGGCTGGATTATATCAAGATGCATTAGATAAAGCTGGAATACCAGTTAAACTCATAGATAAGTTTATTGGCAGTCCAGGTAAAATGCGAGCCGAATTTACAAATGGCTCATTAGTACACTTTAAAGCTTGCGATGATGAATTAAAGCTTAGAGGCTACACATTAGATTTCTTTGGCTTAGATGAGCCGATTGATATTGATGAAACAATATTTACTCAATTAGTTGGACGTATAAGTGGAAATGTGCTTAAAAAGCCATTTGGAATACTTACAACTAACCCTGGAAGTGAAGCGCATTGGATATATCGTAGATTCATTGCTAGGAAACATCCACAGTATGCTACGATAAAAACTACAACTTACGATAATAGAATGTTACCCGATTATAATAATTATATTAAATCACTTCAAGAGAACTTTGATGATGATTGGATTAAAAGATTTCTTAACGGTGACTGGGGAGCATTCGCTGGACAGATTTACAAAAGTTTTGATACAAAGAAGCATGTTGGGGACTTTAAAAAAGACCCACGAATCCTCTACTACATAGCAGGGGTTGACTTTGGTACTAGAAATGCTTCATGTGTTTTAACTATAGGCGTAACTGAAGACAAAAAGGCGATCATAGTAGAAGAGTACTACCAACCTACAACAAGTGTTGAATTAACACAAGTGATTAAACAATTGCATAAAGATTACAATTATAGAAAAGTATTTATTGACCCAGCAGCTCTTGATTTAATTACACAATGTGAATCAAACAAAATCCCAGTGGAAGCTGGTATTAATAAAGTTGCTCCTGGAATAGCAAAAGTAAAATCACTTATTAAAAAAGACTCTCTTTATATTGATAGATTCTGTGGACATACAATAAATGAGTTACAATCGTATCATTATAAAAGAGACAGACTAAATAACAATCCAACTGAAGAGCCTGAAAAGGTAGACGACCACAGTTGTGATGCACTAAGATACGCACTATTTACATTTAAAATATGGAAAACCAGAACCTTAGCGGGTTGGGTAGAAAGAAGCATGTGGAGAATTGAAGGATAATGAATAAAACAGTTTTAGATTACACCTCAGATATTTGGACTAATTACTTTGCAAAAAGTGAGAAAAAAATTGCATCCAAAAAGCCAAGCACAGGAGAATGGTCACCTGAAAACCAAAAACAAGGATATATCAAACTAACTCCTCAAAGACGAAGAGAGATAGCTAATGAATCTCCCCTCTTGATGAAAGGCGTTACTAAAAAATCTGCAGATACTTTTCGTGCATGGTTTACAATTGAATCAGAAGAAAATAGAGGAAATCCAGCTAAAATAGATACTATGATTCTAAAAAATTTCGAACGTAGGTCTAATTATAAAGCAAAATTAACACAAGCAAGAATAGCTAGCCACATTTATGGTGATGGTTTTTTATTAATTACATTTACAAATGATGAAGGTTTAGAACTTTATAATAAACCTGCAGATAATGCAGAACCTTATAGTGTTGAGGTATTAAATTCTGAATATATAAAATCAAGAAAAACTATAGGTACAGATAAAAAAACACTTTATTTTGTATATAATGAAAGCACTGAAGAAAAACTTATTCATCCAGATCGCATTCAATGGGTTCCAGCAAACTTAACACCTGGATTCAATCTTGGTGTATCTACAATTGATCTTTTACGGTGGACTATGTATAGTAAGAAAAATATAGACATAGCTGCTGGAAATATACTTGCATGGTTTAGTCATGGATTAGTAGATTTAGAAATTCAAGATATGCAACCGGAAGAAAAAGAAGAGTATCTTAAAGTAGCAGCTTTGCATCCTGGATATTGGGTACATGACCAAAATATGAAACTTGATATTAAAAATCCAACAAGTATAGACCCAAAACCATTTTATGAATATGTTGTTTTAAATATCGCAGCAGCAATTAATATGCCTACTCACGTTTTGACTGGTGTACAAACTGGTAGAACTACAGGTAGTGAGATAGGATTTGCAGATTACTATAGAGATGTTAGTGACGACCAAGAATTAATAATGTCACCATTAATTTCATCTTTATATTCAAGAATACTTAAAGCTAATGAGCGCAAGTGGAAATATGACATTATGTGGAACTCAATTTATATTGACGAAGCAGCAGAAAATAAATTACTTGACATAAAAGTAACAGCAGCTCAAAAAGCAAAACAAGCAGGATTAATAGATACAGAAGAAGGGAGATTAATGATAAACAAAGGTCAAATTGAATTAGATACGTCTAAAGAAATTGAACAACCAATACAACCAAATCCAGGGCAACCATCGCCCGACGCACCTAATAGACCTGTAGGACCATCTCCAGCAAGAAAGGCGAAAAAGTCAGATGATTAGACTTCAAATGTATGGCATTGATGAAGTAATAAAACGTATTGAGTCCTTGGCGGATGAGAAACGCATGCGAAGTATGCAACATGATTTAGTACTTTGGATGAAACAGAAGGCCAAAGATTTATGTCCGGTAGATACTGGTCATTTAAGAAGTACAATTTACATGCGTAAAATGGGTAAGTTCGATTACGAATTAGGAGTTACCGCACATTACGCAGTTTGGAATGAGTTTGGGCCAATGCCTGGCAGAGTACCAATAGGCGGAGTAAAAAATCCAACACATTATAAAGGTGGTTATCGTCCCTTTATGCGCCCAGCAGTGTGGTTAGGTATTAGAAGATTACCAAAACTGTTTAAAAAGTATTATGAGATTAAATAATATAAAAATCTAGAGGTAGAAAATTATGACAAATAGAAAACGTGCAAACGCACCAAAGAAAATAGAAGAAGTAGTAGCAGACCGAACAAAAGTAGTACCCCTTATGCAAAAAGAAACTGGATTTTTCCAGGAATTAGTAGAAATAAGTAACGCATACGGTAAACTACATCAACAGCATGAACAATATAAGGCAATTAAATTAGGCCTTGAAGTACGAAGAAAAAAGATACAAAAAAATGAGATCAAACTTCCAGTGCAAATTCAAATAGCACAAGGTATGTTTTATGCTGAAGATAACAAAAAAGAAGTGCTTAAATATATTGATGAGCAATTAAACTCAATAAATCTAAGTATTAAAGGTATTATTGGTCAAATTGAAAACCATCAAGAAGCATATATTGAATCAGGATTACGTCTATTTGAGTTCGCTAAAAATCGATACGGCATATACAAAGTAAAATCATTTTCTCCATTAGGATTAAATCCAAATAAGAATGATAAAAATGTCATGGAAAAAGAACTCGATACATTATTCAAAGGAAAAGTTGAGGATATAAAAAATAATCCAGAAGTAGCAAAAGCATTCCAAGCAGCTAAAGATCAAGCAATTGAAAGCAATAGCAAGTAAGGTGTTTCTATGGATATTTTGCAAGTCAATAAAAATAAAAAGATAATCCGTACAGTTGTATGGCTATTGAGAAAGAAACTTGGCGATTGTGCAACAGAAAATGCTATCCATAATGATTTACAAAATAGTGGAAACTCATTAACTCAATTTCTATCATCATTGTTAGATTATTCTGGAAAACAAATTAAAGAACCATATCAAGCTAAAACAGTAAAAGAATTAGGTGAATTATCTCTTTGGATTTTAACCAAAGATACTGCTTATAGAGATATATTCTTTTGGATACTAGATCAAGTATTACAACGTGCCGATATAATTAGAAATTGGATTAAACCATATGTTAAAGAACCAAAAGATTGGTATGTTAACACATGGCATCACACTAAAAAGAGGTCAGCAAAATTAAGGGCTGAGGGTAAAATTCCAAAGTATGGAAAATCTGCTGAGGAAAAAATATTTACACCTACTGAGCAAAAGAAAGTATTAAAAAGATGATAAACATGTCGAACAATGAAGGTGTACCAGAAGGGTACGAAGAATTTTCATTTGAAGCGCCAATTACCACATATAATTATGTAAAAGATTTAAAAGTGGAATTGCAGGAAACTGAAAATCCAGAAAAAGATAAGAATATAGAAGTAAGAAATGCGGTCGCCTTAATTGGAGACAAATTTTACAAAAGAGATTTTTTTTCCGCAATAGAGCTAGAAAAAGCAGCTGCATTGTGGGATGGAAGTCTACATGATATTAACCACATGGGAACGACATATGGTGATGGATTAAGAACACATAGTAATATTCTCTACTTTGTGGGCTGGCAAGATAATATTCAATACGATCAAGACACCAAATCAGTCTCCATGGATATTCACGCCGATTATGACACTCACTATGGTAAAGCATGGAAGTCATATATTGGATTATGTGAAAAAGCAGGACAAGCGCCAAATGTATCAATTTCTTTTCTAGGCAAAAGGAAAATGGTAAAGGCCAATGATTTACCTGCAGGAAGTAATTACGAAGCCTATGGATATAGTAAAGATGATTACGTGTCTTACATTTACGATGTAATACCACGAGGATTATCAACTGTACTCAAAGGTATATGTAATGATAAACAAGGTTGCGGAATGGCCACAAATAACTCAGATAATACTTGCCAAAAACCTGTAGTTATCGAAGAGAATAATAAGGACGATGAGAAACGCGCCTACATTGAAAAGCGTTTAAAAAGATTTAAAGGAGAAAAACTTTAATGACTGACAAAACAATTGAAGAGCTTGAGCACGAATACGCAGAAGAGCTTAACAAGAAAACTGCCAGAATGAAAGCAGAAGAAACAGAACTTGTATCTACCGAAGCTGAAAAAGCAAAAGCAGATTATGAAGCTGGTTTGAAAGCAACATGGCAGGACGAATATATAGCGGCTAATCCGCCTGATCCAAAAATTAATACCCAAAAACCTGGTGATCTCAGCGGAGCAGTGGAACTTGGAGCACATATTAAAGAATATGTAAGCAATTATAGTTCTGTTGTACCTTATGAAAATTTTGCTAGTGGCAAAGAAATTAACTACACAGACTCAGATACTGGTTGTGAAACAATCATGACTTCATGGAGTCCAGAAGATATTTACGTAAATACCGTTTGGCATGCCATGTATTGTGAAGCTAACTTGTTTCAACTTTGTGTAAAAGGTCTCGAGATCAATAAAGGTGATGGTCTTACAGTTCAAATTAGAACTATCGGAAAATTCGCCGCACCTGCAGCCGCAGCAAGCTGTGAATGTCTTTCATGTTCTAGTGTTGCATTAAGTTCATATTCACTTACACTACAGCAATATGGATTAATGACTGAAATTTGTGAAAAGGACATTTGGGACGTAGGAGAAATATATAGGAAATCCTATCTTGAAGCACTCGGTAAACGCTGGGGTCAATTCTTTGACGCTACAATTTACAGTGAACTTCAAACAGCTGCCGAAGGAACAAGTGTCGATCTAGCTGCAACGTTAGTATGTACACCCGCAATTAGTGGTTCATGCTGTTCGGATGCAAGTCTATTGAACTTTTACAACGCAGTAAATGAAGCCGTCTATACTATGCAAGAAGGTGCCGCACCATATGACCCAGATTATATGATCGTGTCTCCATCAATCGCAGCTATTATGAAACGTATGCAAACTCCTTCAGTCCAACCATGGGCAGAAAGAATTGTTAAAGTAAATGATAGTGGTCGGTTAACAATGTTCAATGGCCTTAAAGTTATTGAATACTGTGGGGCTCAAGCATGTTCAACAGCAACAGATACTGTCTTCGCAATTATCGTAGATAGTTCAAGAGCAGTTGGAGCAGCCTTTGGAAAACGTCCAACCGTAGAACAAGATCGAAATATTGATTGTAATAGTACAACCTATGCAATGTGGTGTTTCTTTGCTTGTAGCGAACTAGATGTCAATGCAATTGCACACATCAAGAGTCCAGACGCATAAACAAGTTAGGGGAATAACCCCTTCTATCTTTCTTTATATGGGGAGAGTAAATAATGTCATGGTATACAGCAAATCTTAGAAGCGCTTTTTATTACGGTAAATATAGATTTAATATGTACAAAGATTTACAAGTACTGTATATAAAATATTTAGAGGGTTCCCTTGGAGGAAGTACTTCGGTGCCTGATGAACCACCTATTCAAGAAGCAACATTTATTGAGGATTTTGAAACAAAGTGGATAGAAGAATCAGGTGAAGAATTAGAACCTAAATTTAATGACACATTTGAAATAGATTGGTTTATAATAAATATATATTCAATTAATATTATGTTAGAAAACTTTGATGACAATTGGTTTACAATTAATGGATATAAAAATATCGCAGAAGAAACATTTGAAGATGATAGTTGGGATTAATATGGGTAAATCAAATTGGATTATAACAGGAGATGGTGGTATAAGCATCATTGAAGAAGGTGGTAGTAAACGCTGCCGTTTATCTTATACTAAACTTATGTTGTGGAATGGGAATAGTGCTTGTACAGATTTTGAAGTTATAGCTGATGTAAATGTTCCAAGTACAACAAACTATCGCGGTGGATTAATTCTTAGATCTAATCTTTCTGGTACTACAATGTACAGATTAAGAGTATATGGTAGAAATACAACCTCAAGGACTTACTATATAGATAAAGTAGTCAATGGTGTAATGACAACACTTGGCTCAGTAATAAGTATTCAACCATCTATATATGTAAAAACAAGATTTAGAGTAGATGGATTTCAATTGTCAGTAGAAGAATGGATTGATGGTGATTGGGAAGTAATAACTATGGTAGAAGATACAAGTCAAGCAATAATATCTGGCTACTGTGGATTGATTGGAATGAGCCCAAATTCAGCTTATTACATCACATTTGATAATATTGAAATTAATGAAAAGGAATAGTTATTCCTTAATGCTTGGGTAGTTTATATAGTAAAACTCGGACTATTACTGATAGTACGGAAACAAGGTGCAAGTCCTTGCCCAGGAATGATAAAATGAAAATGTTTATAGATATGGTAAATGGAGAATATTATTTTCTCGATGAGACCACAGAAGAAGGTAAAATAAAATACCAAGAATACTCTGAATCAAAACAATATATGGAGTACTTCGAATATGGCATCTAAGAGCTGGAAAATCTTAGAATCAAAAGATTATGAAACAACTAATAAAGCTTACTGCATTGATGGTCAAAAATATGCTAGGGTAACAAAAACTCTTTCTGTTATTGGAAAACCAGGAATAAACAGTTGGTTTGCAAATGTTGGTAGAAGAAAAGCAGAAGCTGTAATTAAAAATCGTCAGATACTTGGAACTAAAGTTCATCACTTAATTGAATTACAACTCAAAGGAAAAGAGTTACATTTAGATACACTTATAGATACTGCAGCAAACACTGAAATAAAAGAAGATATGAGACTATTTGATGTTTTCAATATAGAAGCTAATCTAAAACCAGAAGGCTTAGAACAGCGCCTATGGAGCAACACATATCAATACGCAGGAACTGCTGATTACATTGGCAACTATATAACTCCTGAACGCTTCTTGGTGAGAGGACATCAGGCAAGATTCTTAAAAGACTCATTAGTAATTGGTGACTGGAAAACTAGTAGAAGTATCTATCCAGAATATTGGTTACAACTCGCAGCATATGTACAAGCGTTTTATGAATTAACAGGTATCAAAGTAGATGGAGCTTTCATAGTTCAATTTAGATTTGGTAAAATAAAAATTAAAGAAAAGACATACGATGAGTTAGTAGCATTATTTGAAATATATAAATGCGCACTTACATTGTACTTTTGGAAATTTCCAAACGCATTAAAATAAAGAGGTTTAAGTATGGAACGATATGATATTAAGCAAACTGGAGAAACAAATATTTTACAAAGAGATGATTCGTATCTCCTGCATATTACAATTAGAGATATTTTAACTACAACTGAAAGTACTCCAAGCACAGTAAAAATTAAGATTGATTCAGAATATGGTGAAGCAGTTTTAGCAACTACAGATATGACTAGCGATGTGGTAGGTATATATTATTATGATTTTGCTATTCCATCAGATGCAGCATATGGAAAATATACAGTTACCGTATCTACAGCAACTTATACAATGCAGAAAATATATAATTATTATATATTACCATGGAATGCAAATCATGAAGTACGCGAATTAACTGGTATTGATACAGAAAAAAGTATTGGCCAGGATGCTCTTAATAAGATAATTTATGAATCTTGGAGAGAAGTAAGAAGCATTGTTTTTTCAAGGTATGTGGAAAGAGTATTATGTAATCCATCTACTGGAGCAGGATTCGATGGTAGCAATAAAACATTTAGAACTAAACAAACTCCAATTGCAGATTTCACAGATAATGGTGTAGTACAAGGTAAACATACAGGTATTACAACAAAAGATACTGATGCAGAAATTACATACAAAGACACATGTGGTGCAAAGTTTTATGCTAACCTAACTATAGATGATGCAGAGTGGGGAGATATAACCATTGAGAAACAAGATGGAACTGCATTACCGGCTGATACATGTGATTTACGTATAGAATATTATACTTCAACACCAGTTTACATTAGAGAACAAATGCATCAAGCAGTTAATTATCTTGCAGCAAATAAAGTTCTATTGAGATTTGGAGAACTAGAACGCGCAACAAGTGCTGATCTAGTAAACGCTCAAAATGTAAAATATGTAAACCCTCAAAGAATGTTTAAAGAATATAAAAACATTATTAGGAAAATCAAAAAGCCTGAAATAGGGGGAATAAGCGACGACGTACAGTAGTCTAGACCCACGAAAAGATATTCGCTCTACAATAGGTACATCTTGGTGGACCAGAGAATCTGGAGATATATATACCATTCATGTTACTGATAATAAGGGAGCTACAATAAAAGTTCCAATGTTTTTATCAGAAGAAGAGAAAACAGAATCAATAAAAGAAATGCCTTACATTACATTAGACCTTGCTTTGTGCACATATAAACCCCACGATATCGGGGCCCGTACAAGGGAAGCAGAGGCTTACATAGATATTAGTGTTGAATTTGCAGACACAGATAATATCTCTACAACTGGATTTGGTAAAAAGGTTATTGATGAAATTATTAATCAAGTAAGAACTCATCAAGTAGCTTGTACATTTCCAGCATCAATTACATTCATTAACATTGAATCGGTGAGACATTTAAGAGAAACACAAGCTCATCAAGTGGTATTTAAATATATGTTAACCGCATATGTATTGTACTACGATTTATGTTAACATCTTTTCCCGTAGGGAATTGATTATTGTCATTTCGAAAAAAGTCTTACTTGCCTAGAGTAAGCAAAAAATAAACAGGAGGAACAATAAATATATGGCTTTAAACCGTATTGGTGAACCCTTCAAAGGAACTATTTGGTATTGGGTGGAAGATTCCTATGGTGGTGGAGAAAGTTCTACAACACTACCAATATCATGTAAAGTTCTCGACGTAAGAGTAGGAACTGGAGATAGGCATACACCGTTAGTTGGATTTGACTCTCCGATGGCGTGTCATTTACTACAGCAAACAAATGAACCAACGCTTCATCTTGAATATATCCCACAAATTGGCGATCATATGATAGATGATGTTGTGGACCGTGCTACAAGTTGTTGCACACTACAATCTTTGGCATTTTGTATTGGTGCTAACGCATGTCTTGACGTAACTAATAATTCCTATTATGATGTTATCGGGGCTAAACCAAACACTGTTACAATCTCCGGGGCAAAGAATGAACCTTATAAAGTATCAATTGATTTTTTAACTAAATCGATTTTAACTGGTACAATTACTGGTTCAGCACCTGCAGCATTAGCAGGAGCATATTGTCAATTCCATACAGCTGGAGAAATAAGAAAAACGACAGGACACGTAGTAGATACAGACCATATCGCTTTTATCACAGACAGTATAAGCATCACATTTAACCACAATTTAACAGGATATACTGACCACGATTCTCTATTAAAATCATTTTTAGTAGAAGGACAGTATGCAATTGAAGGTACTTGTGATATTACACTAGATGGTGGTGGAGCAGAGCATTTCGGTGAAGCACTTGCTAATACAGCATTTACTATAACCGTAGATATGGGAGCAGCAGGAGCGCCTAGAATTACTTTAGCAGATTGTGAATGGAAACAAAGTGAAGTTGACCTAAACATTTCTGGTGAAGCAATAATGGAATCAGCGCCGTTTACCGCAAAACCATCAACATGTACTGCGCTAATATCTGTAGTGCCAGCATAAGGGGAATCACCCCTTTTATTATTTTTTATATTCGTCAAAGTTTATAGAAGATTTCTAGAGGTAGAAAATTATGACAAAACTAATATTACAATTTGTGAACAAGGGAAAACCATTTGTACTCCCTAACTGGACGGTTATTAAACATAAAGCCGCCTTAGAAGAAGTAAATAAATTAAAAACAGAAGATGAAGAATTAAAAGATATTGAATTTCAATATTCCGCGATTTATCAAACGTTAATAGAGGTAGATTCCTCTGTTGATATTAATGATGTTCGCAATTTGCATCCAACTGTATTATCTGATTTATTTACTGCCGTTTTTAATGAAGGAAAATATGATATATATTTTCATCAAAAGGGCAAAAAGACCAAGTAAGAATTGGTTATAGAGAAAGACTTGACCTCTTTGTCCGCGCAATAAATTTACTATATCTGTCACTTGGTGGATATAATGAAATACTACATTTTTCTTATTGGGATTTTCTCTCAATCATGGACTCCAGAGCAGAAATGAACAGAGTTCAATCAGGAAAACCACCAGTAAGAGAAGGATTATATCAAAGCCAAAAAGATATGATTAGTAGAAGAAAGGCACAACGATAAATAAAGGAGAATTATTAATGTCACAAGAAACTCACAAAATCCGCACTATTATGACCATTGAAGGTAATCAGAAGAAAGAGCTTACCAAAATAAACGGTCAACTTACAAAAGTTAAGAGAACTACAAAAGAATGGCAAAACGGTATAAAGACTGTTTCTACAGCAACTGATAAATTTGCAGGAAAAACTAAAGGGTTATCTCGTGCATTAAATGGTGCAGCATTAAGATTTATTGGATTAAATGCACTTGTCACAGGTCTATCAATGGCTTTCAGAAAAGCTAATGAATACGTTGATGAGAGTGTTGACAAGTATAGAAAGTTCAGTAATAGTATGGCTGAGGTCAGTACTATTCTTACTGGAGATTCCTATAGAGCAATGGGCATGCTTGAAGTTGGAGTAAAAAGCTTATCAACTCAGTATGGTCAATCTGCAGTAGATATGAGTAAAGCTCTTTATCAAATTTTATCCGCAGCAGTAGAAGCTGAAAAATCCATTAACTTATTAAATACCGCAACTAAAGCAAGTATTGCTGGATTGACGAGTGTTGAGTTATCTGTTGATGTGCTTACAAGTATTATTAATTCATATGGTAAAAGTGTAGAACAAGCTTCTGGAGTTAGTGATATTTTATTCCAGACTGTAGTTCGTGGTAAATTAAGATTCGAAGACTTAGCTTCCTCATTAGGATACATTACCCCAATAGCAGCAGGAGCAGGAGTAGCATTTGAAGAAATAGCTGCAGCCCTTGCAACAGTTACTAGAATGGGTCTTCACGTTGATATGGCTTCCAGAGGTTTAGCTCTTACAATTCAAAATATAGTTTCCCCAACAAAGCAAGCAAAAGATGCAGCTGAAGAGTATAACGTGGAAATGTCAGCAGTTGGATTAAGAATAAATGGTCTTAAAGGATTCATGGAAAGCTTATCAGCGGCTGTCAAAGAGTTCGGCCTTGGTGTATTGCCTAAAATGGTCCGTAATATGAGATCATTAAGAGTCGTTATGGCTCTCGTAAGTGAAGAGGGTATTAAAGGCTTTGCAAGTGATTTGGACCTCATGTATAGTGCCGCTGGACGTACTGATGAAGCTCTAGCAAAGATGATTGCAACTCAACAGAGAGAAGCGCAAGTTGTCAAGATGAGTCAGGAAGTAATTCAGAGGGAACTTGGTAAAACATGGAGCCCAATAAAAAGAAATATTGAAGCTACAAAAATGTGGTTCGCCTCATTCATTGCAGGTGGATTTAGTATTAAAAAAGCGAACAAGGATATTGAAAGATTATCAGATACACTTGGTAAAAATAGAGAACAAATATTCAAAACAATTGATTTAATGGGACAAGCTGGTCAACAACCTATTTATAATCAATTATTCAATTTAGATGATTATGATTCTAGTAAGGTAGAGCAAATAGTAAAAGATGCAGGTGTAATAGTTGGTGTTAAAACATATTTAGATGCCCAAATGAAAACAAGAGTTGGTGGTAGTAGAGGCGGAAATATTTATGAAGATACCGTAGCAGATTTAGAACTTGTTAAAAATTCATTTACTGCCGGGACAATGGATGCTGGAGATAGCATATTTAAAAGAATTACAGATGCTGCAGCAGAAGGATTTGACTTAGCGCCATATGAAAAGGGTACACATGTTATGAGTTGGTTAGATGAAACAATAAGAGGTGTAACTTTAGCCGCTGAAGATAATATTACAGTTATGAGTGAAAATGTAGATGCATATAATGCCTTCTTTGGTGCAATAGACACAGCAAGGGAAAATGTATTTAATTACAAAACTAATATACTAGAGTTAACAAATGCCATACCAGACCTAAGCACGGAAGTTAGTGACACATTTACAGATTTAACTGGCCAAGAACATGCGGGTACAATGGGCTTAGATATTGATACTAAATCAATGGATACTGCAATGGATAGAATGGGTAAATTCTCAGGCATGATTACAAAATATGGAACTACCTGGGAAGATATGTTTTATGATGTATTTGAAGGTAAAACGTACTCAATGGGCGACGAAGAGATAAGTTATATCGAAGAGTATGACACTGAATTAAAAGCCGCAGTTAATACTGTACATAACTTTGAAGAGTCTCAGAAGGGCTTAAAAAAGACTATGAATGACTTAAATAAAATCATAGCACAAAATAATATTCTTATTGCAGAGTTACAACTTAAAGGTATGATTAGACGTAGGGGTCAAACAAGAGATGAAGAGAAAAAAATTAAACTCCTGCAAATCGCTAATATGCAAGAACGTCTCAAAGGTAAAAAAGCAGAACATGAAGCAGTTAGTGAGATTGATAAACAAGGTTATTCTGACGCACAAGGTGTTATAGAAGAATATTTTGCCTCACAAAAATTTAATCTTGGAATGCAGAAAGATGCTAGAGATGATGAATTAGAACATATGATACATGCATTTGATAGAAAAAAGACTACTTTAAAAAATTATCAAGAAGCATTAGTCATACAAGAAGGTTACCTTAAAAAAGCGCATCAAATTGAAATAGACTTACTTACTTATATTACTGAGCAGCATCCAGTAATAGCTGCATCGTATGAAGAAATATATGGTGTTTCAATTCCAAAGTCTATACAAAAATCAATTGATGCTATGGAAGAATGGAATGAATTACAAGAGGGCGGTGGCTCATCAAGTGGAACATCAGGGCAAGTAGTTTCATATATTAGAGACACAGTAGAATCTGGTGGAAGTGTAAGACCACAAGAGATAGTAAATATAGTTAATCCGCGCTTGGGGGATGCTATGAGACGTGCGGGATTCTCAGGATTTAAAAGGGGTTCATCATTTATACCAAAAGACATGCCAATAATGGCTCATCAAGGGGAGCAAATACTTCCTGCTGGAAAAGATTCAAATGATGAAACAATTATTATACATGTAAACGTAACTGGTAATACTATAGCTAATACAAATGTAAATGATGTTGCAAGTCAAATTGCAGATCAAGTTTCAAAAGGTTTAATGGATAAAAGAACTGGTAAGAGTAAATACAGGATGAGATAATGACAACAAGATATAGAGCAAATCAAAATGAATTAAAACCTGCTGTACCATTTATATTTCTATCTCATGGTGGCGCACAGTCATTTGATACAACTGGATACCATTTATGGGATGATATAAAAATTAAAACTTCCCATTTTACATATACTGCATCACAAGATAAAGTTACATTACAAACAAATTCATCTGGATTATATATGGTAGAGTTCGATTGTACTTTTCAAAACAATGACCCAAGTGAAGAATTAACAGTAACCACAGTATTACACAAAAATGGCTCTGAATTAAACGACAGTGAATCAAGCTTTCAATTTACATCAGCAGGACAGACTGCTTTAAAATGTGGATTGAATATTCATTATATAGTTTATTTAGAAAAAGGAGATTACTTACAAGTTTACACTATTTCAAATGATGGTGAAATACTCACAGCACCAGGAACTTGTAGATTAGCAATTCAATTTATACCTATGCAAGGGTGGGATAACTCTGCAGCCGGTAGAACTGATTATAAAGGCGGAGTGATGAGATAATGGCAAATGATATGAGATACTATGAAACATTTTATGGTATTCACACAGATGATTTAAGTTGGAACTTTGGGACATTCTCAAATCATAAATATGTTTTAGTAAAAGATTATATAAGTGATGGTTGTGATACAACTGATACTTCAACAGCAAGTGATTGTCCTATTAAATTTTTATACCCACACCACATTGCAAAAACCTACTTTATTGAGGGAGTTATAGATGGGCATGTAACATTTGGATGCTCGACTGCTACCGCTTATATATGTAAATATAGAGTAACAGTTTGTAAAATGCATGAAGATAATACTGACAGTGAACTATTTACTACTGGATGGACAACGGTTAATAAGACTTTAGGCTGGGATGCAGTTTATGAAATAGGTGAAGAAATAGTATTTCCTTTTTCAATTGATGCGTGGGAATATGAAAAATTAGATGAAAATGAAAGAATATATGTTAAGGTTGAATCAACATGTACAGATGATACTAACTTTGAAGAGTGCACTTGTGAAGAGTGTACAAATATAGACTTGTGGCATTCAAATGATAGTACATGGCAAGATATAAAAATAAATATACCATTTAAGATGTGATATAATGGGAACATTTACAATAACACAAACTACACCAAATGATGATAAATTATTTATATACCCAGAGGGAGATTTAAGTAGTTGTACTGCTTGGACCGCCGTTGGAGAAACTAATAATTATCAGTGTGTAGATGAGAATAAAAATTCAGTTGATTATACTGATTATGTTTCAATGGCTGCTACTGCTTCTACTTTAGATTTATATGACACACAAGATCACACAGCGGAAACAGGCACAATTAATTATGTTAAATTATATAATATGGTTAGAACACTTGCGGCACCATCATCAGGGTTAGAGTATTACATAACTGTAAGTCCTGATTCTACATGTACACATGTATATTATTCAGATGCTAAAAACTTAACCACAGGATGGGCTAAGAAATCATATGTTTGGGAAGATAATCCACAGACTGCTGTTGCATGGTCATGGGCTAATATTGATGCATTAGCAATTGGAATGAGAGCATTAAGTCCAGTTGTAAAACAATACTTTAGCACAACTTTAAGACCAAACTCTGATGCAGCACCTAATGATTGGACTGCTGTTGGTGAGACTAACAATTATGAGTGTGTAGATGAATCTGTTGCTAATGATAATACTGATTATGTAACATCAGATGTTAATATGGATGAAGAGTATTATGGTTTTGTAAATCCAACTCCAACTGGAACTATTGATGATGTAAAATACTTTGTAAGATATGGTTCTGGAATACCAGGACACTTTGCATCAATATTTCCAGTCTTTAATTCTGGTATTGATGTAGGCGGAGTAAAAGCATATGCTATTTCAGGTATTGGACTTCCTGATGGTGTTGAATATACTAATGCCTCAAAAACTTGGGATACTAATCCTTCTGGTGGAGCATGGACATGGGCAAATATAAATGATATGAAAGCCTATACACTACTTGTTACAACCCCTGGCAATGACTTTGCACGAATGACACAAATATATGTGGTAGTTAATTCTCATACTACTGCTGATTCTACAGAGGTACAAGTTACTCAATGTTATGCAGAAGTTGGATACACTCCAAGTACGACAGTTTGTGCACCACATAAACCACAAGAGGTAAGTACAAATCATAATAGAAATACTAAGATGTTTAACTTCTGGAATGGCGAAAGAGAAGTCTATGATTTAAATCGCAGTGGAAAATCGCTAGTCTTGAAGGGTTCAGAAAATGGCGCAGGTGCTTGTTCAATTATAATGTGCATAAGAGATATTACAAGAAATGGTGCAGTAGTTACGGTAACTGGATTAAATCCATGTTACTTTAATGGCGATTATAGAATTAATCAATTCGCATGGAATAAGATAAGCGAAAAACCAGAACATTACACATGGATGATACAGTTGGAGGACCATGAAGCATGAGCCAAGCAACATTTACATTAGCAAGTAGTAGTGGGGAAAACTTTTATTTTCCAGTACCTGAATGGGGAAGTCCAGATAATAGGATTACAAAAGATGTTGTCCTATTTAATATGTGGACCGCTACAGATATAGAAACAGTCGACAAGGGTATAAATGACCAACCTCTCATTCTTGGCGGAACTATCTGCATAGAGGGTATTTGGGAAGGTCTATGTATTCCATTCTGTATGAACTCAATATGCTTCAGTTCAGCTTTAAGCGTATTCTTAGACAACTTAAAGACTGACATGAACAATGGCGAAGAGTTTACGATAAATGAGTTTGAAGATTGCTTAAACGGGGTTTATGTGATCAGAAATTTCACATTCGACACAATAAAAAAAATACCTACATGTTTTAAGTGGGAATTACATCTAGAAAGAGTAAGAGATATATAAAGGAGTTAGAGAAATGGCAAATATACAATGGTATGAAGTTGCAGCAGCAAATGATTGTTTAAGTGGACATGCAACTTGGAATGATATGGTTGAATATATAAAACATAGCGCATGTTTAGATTTTACTATCTATATCACATGTACTGATACAGGTGAGGCATTTAAATTTACTACAAATAGCATTGCTATCGAAGGAGATAGGGCTATTTATGTGAATAATGATGAAGCATACTTTGGGCATGGTGCAGGTGATTCAATAACAGGTGGTACTTACAATACATTACTTGGTAATTTTGCAGGTAATCTTATTACAACTGGTGAAAAAAATGTAGTCCTTGGTGCTTTAGCAGGTGGTCTTGCTGATGTTGATATGGATAATTCTGTATTAATTGGTTATCGAGCAGGTCAATCTAATACTCAAAATAATACAATAGCAATTGGGTTTGAAGCATTAAAAGGTAATACTGGACAATACAATACAGCAATTGGTTATAGTGCTTTAGATGCAGCATGTAGTGGACAGTATAATACAGCACTTGGTTTCAATGCAGGAACAAATCATACATCTGGTGATAGAAATACATTTATAGGTAATGATTCTGGACAAGCTAATACTACTGGTTACAATAATAGTTTTATCGGTTCAAATAGTGGATATAATAACACACTTGGCTATAATAATACATCTTTAGGGTATCAGTCATTAAGAGATAATACTACTGGTGATGGTAATGTTGCTATTGGTTATTATGCAGGTCAACAAGCAGGGATAGATGTAAATAATGCTGTGTATGTTGGATTTGAAGCAGGATTAAATAATACAGAAGGAAATACAGTTGCTATTGGTTATAGAGCATTAGATGCTAATACAGGGGTACAAAATGTTGCTGTTGGATATAACTCATTAACTGATAATACAGCAGGATATAATAATACTGCTTTTGGATATAGTAGTTTACAAAATACCACAGAAGGTAATAATAATACAGGAATTGGTACACTCGCACTTTCAGCAAATACACTTGGTGATGCAAATACTGCAGTTGGTTATTTAGCAGGGTATAATACTGCTGTTAATATTAATAATTGTGTATATCTTGGACATGAAGCAGGAAGAAATAATACACAATCAAATATAATTGCTATTGGTTATCAAGCATTGATAAATAATACTGGTGCTGCAAATACTGCTATTGGTTATCAATCAATGGATGCTGCATGTACTGGTGAAAGTAATACTGCTTTAGGATTTAATACTGGTGGTGCAAATACAAGTGGTTTTTATAATATATTTATTGGAACTAATGCAGGAGAACTAAATACAACTGGTCATAGTAATTCATTGCTTGGATACAATGCAGGTGGAGATATTACAACTGGACTTGCAAATACAATTATAGGTAAAGCAGCACAATCAACAGGTAATCCTTCAAGTGTTGTTGCTATTGGATATGGTGCAGGTAGTGCTAATACACAGGATGCAAATATATTCATTGGATACGATTCAGGTAGTGTTAATACTGGTGCAGGTTGTATTGGTATTGGAAGAAATGCATTACTAAATAATACTGGTGGCGCTAATATTATGATTGGTGAATACGGTATGATGGAGGCTGTTACTGGTGTTGCCAATACTGGTTTAGGTCGTGGTGCATTTAGAAACTTACTTGGTGGTGCATATAATGTTGGTATCGGTGATAGTACATTGTATGATATAACAACTGGTAATAGTAATGTTGCTATTGGATATTATGCAGGGTTTAATACTGCTGCTGCTATGAGTGATTGTGTTCTTATTGGTTATTATGCAGGTGAAAATAATACCCGTGATGATATAGTCGCAATTGGTTATCAAGCATTACAAGGTAATACTGGCGCTGTTTGTACTGGTATTGGACACTCATCTCTTATAGTTAATACTGGTGATGCAAATACTGCTTTAGGTTTTGAATCTTTGAAAGATAATACTTCTGGATGGGGTAATACTGCTATTGGTACTTATGCTATATATGATAATATTACTGGATATAGAAATACAGCAGTTGGTGATGGCGCAGGTATGAACTCTGCTACTGATATAAATGATTGTGTATATATTGGACATGAAGCAGGTAAGAATAATGCAACAAGTAACCGTCTTTACGTAAATCCTACTTCAAGTGCTTTCCCTCTTATCTATGGTGAATTTGATAATGATGTAATAAAATTTGGAAATGGCACTGACGACTTTGGACTTATCTTTGATGTTAATACAGCAGGTGAAGGTAAAATTTATGGTGGTGATGATACAGGTGATGATTTACTTCTTCAAGCAAACACATCTGATGCTAATTCATTTGTTAAAATATTTGGTGCAGGGTCAATTTATGTTAGTGTACCAACTGGACAAGCACAATACTTATTTGTAAATAATGTAGCAATAGGTAATCAGTCAG